CTGCATATAGACTATCTAATGTAGCTTTATCAGTAAACAATGAGTCTAATGTGAGCTTATCAGCAAAGATAGAGTCTAGTGTTGCCTTATCAGCGTATAAACTTGCTATCTCAGTGAGTAAACCAGCTACAGTAATAACTTCTGCTGCGATAGCAGATACAGCTAGTATCTCGTCTATATTAGTTGTCACAGTTACATATATTGAAGGAGCAGTATCTAATCCACTCCCATCACTTGACACCGTAATTCTAACTTCATATCCGTTTGTAGGAGCATCATCAAATAGTATAGTTGCACTAAGTACATCCCATGTAGAACTATCTATCTGATGGTCTACTGCATCACCATCTGTACTTTGACCAGTTGAACCATAAAAGAAATCTACTCTTACATGACTCTTTGATAATATAGTAGATGATACTGTGAATTCTTTATTCGTTCCATCACCAGCATATTGTTCTGTTGTTATTGCCATCTTCTAATCCTTTTAATAGTTTCTACTTTTTATACTAAATCTACCTTCTAATGATACTGTATTTAATTGACAACCAGTATTATAAGATGTAGAAAATCCTACGTTTATTTTATATGAGTTTCCACCAATAAACAATCTCCTATCAAGATGTTTAGTCATTACCTTAGTAGAGCTTAATCTTTCTGAGTTTATTATATCCATATCTACATCACCAGATTTACTTGTCTTAATATTCTTCAGATAGAATGGTTCTCTTATAGCTCTTGTTCCATTCTTTAGTTCAATATTATACTTAGACATAACTACTGTTGATGTGAAAGCTAAACCAGTATCAGCATCTAAAAAGTCTTCTGTAATATCTATTGGTTGTAAGTCTAGTTTATAAGCATTGCCATTACCAGCTACGATGTATAATATTCCATCAAGAACTTCAATGGCTTTAATAGCTATAGTAAACGTCCATTCGAACCATGCAAGGATTACTTTCTCGTTTCCATTGATATGATACTTGTGAACATATATCTTACTCTCATCAGCAGAGTCAGTTAAGAAAACCATATTACTTGCAGAAGCTACTTTAACCATATTTATAGTTGAAGGTAGATACTGTGGTATATGTGCTGAAATACTTTCTGCTGTACTCTTATCAGTCTGTAAACTCGCGGCTTCATAACTTAGAGCTTCTAACCAATCTCCATTCTTATTAAAGAATATAATACCAGCATCAACAACAACTGGTGGAATACTATTGTCGTTTGCGTAGCTTGAGGTTTGAGCCAATCTTGTAGTGGCTGGACTTAATACTTCTCCACCACTTAACATAAACTGAGCATTGTCAGACCATAGTGTTAAAGCACCAGCAACAGTATTTACATTTCTAATTTTAGAAACTGTATTACTATCAACAGATGCATCAATAACATCACTATCTAAAGTCTCCATAACTGTTGTAGCATAGAAGTTATAATACTCAGCAGTCTCACTTAATATAACATTCTCTTCAGATGTAAACCCTAGTCTATTCTTAAAGAAGAACATATTAGATATTTGATTACCTACAAATGATGGTGTTGGATTTGAGTCTACATCTCCCCTATCTCTAGTGCGCCATATCTTATCAAATAATTCGTGAGAACCCATATTGACATCAGTGTTAAAACCAATAGTAAAAGTACCATCTGATTGTCTAACAACCTTAGCTGGAAGAGTAGTATAGTCAAGAGTTTCTAGGTCACCATACTTATATGTTTCTTTCCAACTATCTCCAGTCCATGTTAAATAGTAACTCGTAAAGCTATCTTTATCAGTTCCAGTAATTGGTATATGACCTACTTCGTCAGAAGTGAAAGCTTCCATTGATGCTGGTAAATCTGAAATCTTACTAACACCAGAGTCTACACCATACCATGTGTACCAACCCTTAGATGCTTGGTTACCCCATGAATCTCCCCATGAAAAACTAAACTCTCCATCATCATCTTTAGTAATTCTAACTAATGAGTTATGAACAGTAGCAGAATATCCAGATATTGCATTAACTCCAGATGCTATTGCTGTAGCGGCTGAAAGTGTATTAGTTGAATTAACAGTTACTTTAGTTCCACCAACCCATACTTCATATGCGTAACCTACGGCTGAACCATTATCAAATGATTTCTTACACCAATAGAAAGCATGAGGTGTATCATTAGAAGCTGATGCTACATCAAATTCACTCAGTATAGTTTGGTTCTTATTTAGTATCCATGTAGTATCACCAACAGTTAAGAATTTAATATCTTTCTTATAGTCACTAACAGTCCAGAAGTCTTGTACTGGAGTATCATTTAATGCACCATATAGTATTTCATTAACAGTCTTGGCTACACCATTCTCGTCAAACACCCTTAGGCCATTTTCATCAAATATCATTCCATACTTTTCTTGACCATCGCCTCTATCATAACTGTGTATAGCTATATCAGATGTTACTGAGCCAATAGCATTTACTAATTGTAAAGGGTTTCTTCTTCTTAAACCTTCAGCAACTGTAATCATCCAATTATCCATAGACTCAACTTGATTATCAAATCTATTCTCATCTTCTTGCTGGGATACACCACCGTTGAAGTTCTTTATGTTATGGTTGATTAAGGCCATTAGAGACTCGTTCTATCTAGTACTGTAGTAACAAATGTTCCAGTTAATAAGTTACCATCTTGATTATTGGCATCTTCTCTTAATGCATCAATCTTAGCTTCTCTTAGTTCTTCTTTTCTAATTGCTATACCATCTCTGTCACCAATAATATTAGCGTAAGCAGTAAGTGTTGCAAGTGCTACTATGTAGTCAGCAGTGGTAAAAGGAATATCATCAAATGGTAAATCCTCTATAACCTCAACAGCTTTCTCAGTAGTGAATTTATATGTAAGTAATGCTTTATCAAATAGCTTCCAATCTCTAACAGTTAAATCTGGTTCAGCATCTCCACCATCAACATTTAAGAATGAAAGTGGAATTGGTATATAACCATCAGTGTTTGGAATTAGGTTCATGCTGATTGTATTAAACCACCATCCAGTTTTCAATATCTTCTTTTTAGCAATACTCAGTTGTGTATCTACAATTATTGCTATTCCAATATCTTCAACGTTATCTGAAAGGTCTAATGGTAATTCATTAAGACTAAGGAGTATCTCGTTTATTGCATCTCTTACGTTCATTTGTATTCCTTACTTAATATTTATTAGTATCTAGGTATACCCTCCATATAGGAGGGCAGAGTAGTTACTAAGATACAACCGTACCAGCAGTAATTGCACATAAAGAACCGGGATTTAAAGTATCCCAACCAGCAGCAAGTTGTGCTTTGAACACAGTCTCATCATAGTCATCATCAAACCAAGACTTAGTTTGTAGACCCATTAACTCAACCATACCAATAACACGCTTGTTAAATAAATAACCAGCTAGTGTATCACCAAGACCAGTAACAGTTGTTGCATTAACAGCAAGTGCATCAGAAATGTTATTAGAACGTAAGATTATTACATCACCAATTTTAAATACTTCACCAGTAGAGATTGAACCATTATCACCAGCATTAAAATCACGATTAACAGCTTTTTGAGACTGTAGTAAATTGTAATAGTTAACATTAGTTGTAACGAAATAACGTTGTTCACCAATTTGGTCGTTACCATCTAAAGCCGCATTACCAGCAAAGATTGCATCAAGTAAAGCATCACCTTTAGCTTCAGCAGTAGCACCAGTTGTAATTAACGTATTAAATACAGCAGATGAAGCATACTGAGTTGCAGTAGCCGCTTGAGTAGTAGCAAGGTCAAGTTCAACTAAAATACGTCTGTCGATATAGTTAGCCATTGTACGAGCAACTTGTCCAGTAATGATTGAACGACCATCATAGTGAGCAACTTTTTCTTCAAAAGCATTGTATTGTTTACGAACAAAGATAGGTCTTTCAACAACGATTGTTCTTTCAGTGATATAAATATCAGAAGCACCATCACGTTGGTTAGCACCATTCGCATGAGTATTAACATAACCATCAACTGCACCAACACCAGTAGCGTCTAACGGTAAACCAGTTGTAGCACTAATTCTTTGTTCTGCCTCTTTATCTGTATCAACAATAAATTGATCAGACTTTCCAGTCTTAATAGTTTTCTTAGTAATAAGTTCCATGAAAACATTTTTTCTCATAAACTCAGCAAGAGTTTCAGCATATAATTCTAATTCAAGAGTTGATTTTCTAGATATTGTAGCCATAATATATTCCTTTTAATAATTGCATCTAGTACAATAAGTGTGAATTCTATTATGGAAATAGAACACCTGAGTTGGATAACCGTTTAGTATTTCGACTAAGGTATCTCAAAACAAATGTCCTTTGGAGACAAAATTGAGGTTTAGTTTAAATCATCTGCGTTATTATAAGCTAAATTTCTTTAGCTTGTCAAGTTACTCCTTGATAGTTTCTGTTTAACCTTATCTCTAAACCTAACATCAGAGTTATATCTAGGGTCTGATACATCAGACATATAGTCACTTTCAGACTTATATCCATTACCACTAGATGATGTTCTATTTCCTCTAATTGTATTCGATTGACTTAAACCATTCGCTGCATTATATCTAGCTTTTACACCTTCCATAGCTAAAAGTATCTGGTCATAATCTTTCATTCCAGAGATGGTTGTTAACTCTCGTTCCGATAAATTATCTTCTGCCCATGCTTTAACTACAGCATACTGTTCTTCACTTCCAGCTACAGCATATACCTTCTCAGTGAATGTTTCTTGCTTCTGTTTGAGACCATCTAAGTAACCATCAATGACACTATCTGGAATACCAAGTTTATTCAGCTCATCATACTGAGCTTCTTTAATAACTCCAGTTTCAGAGAATTGAGCATCTAATTCACCCCATAGTTTTTCACTAACTACTTCTGGTTTTGCATCGTCATTCTTATTCTCGTCATCTTGTTTCTCTCCATGTTTCCTACCACTAGACATTTCTTTACTTAACTCTTTATAGTGTTGTTCTAGTGCTTCTGTACTCATGCCTTTTATAACATAGTCTGGTAGAGTTGAACCAACGTTCTCTATACCTTTTACTAATTCGTCAACAGACGCATACTTACCAGCAAACAGTTCTTGTTCACCACTATTATCTATATCATCATCACTTGGAAGATTTACTTCATCCTCTTCATCCTTTTTATCATCATTATACACACCTAACTCAGCATCTATAATTGCTTGTGCTTCTGGACTTCTAACATTATCTAATTCTATTTCTTCTTGAATTTCTTCAGCCATAATATTTCCTCTGTTTAATTGGTTTGCTCACTGTTTCTTAAAGCTGGGCAATGGGGGAAACAGCGAAAACCCATTACCCAAATGCTATTCTGGTGCTACTTGATTTTCATCAACTAATTTCTGTAACTTAACAACACCTAGCTGTTTAGAATACTTAACATTTAAACCATCTAATATATCAAACAATGGTTGCTTTGGATTAACCTTAACTTCATCTGTATCATTCATCTTAGGTTTAACTTCAACACCAACTACACTTCCTATAACCACATGACTCTCATCTCTTCCATAATTTACTACCATTGTTTATTCCTTTATTATTCTGTTGCGTTCTTTCCAGCAGTTTTAATGCCTTCACTTAACGCTTCACCAGAGATTTGCTCTTTTTTAGCTTGACCAATTTGCTCTGCTTGTTTTGTCTCTGTAACTATTAAATTCTTATTAGCCACACCACTGTTTGCAACAATTTGAGCTACCCAAGATTGAGTATTCATTGCTTGTGCAACTTGTTCTGTTCCTACTATTCCACCTAACATCTGTAACTCAGACATTGTTTGGTTTAGTTTTTGTAACTCAGCATTTCTACCAAGAGCTTGAACTCCAGACATAATAATAACATCTACATCTTTACTTTCAGCACCTTTCATCTTTAGGTTCTTAATAGCTTCTTGTATTAATGGCATTTGAATATCATAAGCAATGTGAGTATACACACCACCAAAAGCTGACTCTAACTCTTGTGCATTCTTCTGAACCTCAAAGGCTGTTGTTCTTTCACTATCTCTAGCTACGAACTTTAGGAATGTTTCAGCTAGTTCAGCTTTATACTGTTCAACTAACTGCATACTCATTTGTAGGTCATTCGCTTTATTGACCTTAACAACTCCAATATCTTGTTCTTGACCGATAATAGCCTTGCCATTGGTTGCCTCCACAAAATCTTTATATCTAGTAAACCCATTTGGATTAACTGTGAATACTGTCTTAGATTGAACCACTGCGCTCTGTGCTAGAACTTGACTTTGTTTCTCGAGTGCTATGAATGTACCAAGAGAGTCTTCTACGAAACTCCTGCCATAATCTTCACCATCTATCTTTGTCCATCTAATATCAATAAACCTATCACTAAGCTTTTTAAAACTAGATGTTTCACCAGTTGCTTCTTCGTTAATCTCTTGAGTTAGTTGATATGTACCATCAATAAGACTTACACTAGTATATAACTTAATATCCTCTTGCCCATCATTCTCATCAATACCAGCTTTAGCATCATCTGGTAATGTCTCAGCATCTAATGTTTCCTGAATGATTAACTCAATAATTCTACCAGCAAAATCTCTTTTCACTACATAGTTTCTAAGATTAATAACTCTATAACCACTTGCTTCTTCTATCTTCTCAATCAAACAGTTACCAGTAACCAAAGAAAGTCTAAGTGCTGGATATAATGCACCTCTAAAATTGGTATCATTAATATATCTAAGTATACCTTCCTCTTTCTCTGCTAGTACCTTTTCTATTTGAAATACAGCTTCTTCATCTAACGTACCATCCTCTTTACCAGCCAGAGCATATAGAGCCTCTGGTTTTGCAGTAAGTCTAAAGAATGGTTGAGAAGCTGGAAGTATAGATGTTGCAAGTTTCCCTACTAGACCATTAACTAGACTAGCACCAAACCCTTGTGTATAATTCCGTTGAAGGTCATCTTGAGACGAACTATCATCTTCCATATACGCATATGGCAATGTCATCTGTGCACATAATTCAGCTCTATCGCTAGTGGCACCTCTGTCACCTTCTAGTTCAATATATCTGGATTGTAATGTCGCTACTTGTTCTTCAGCCATCAGTTAGTCCTTATATCTTTAGACCAGCATTAGTTGGTTTGGCCAATGGTATCTTCAATGCTTTTTTAGAAGTATTTAACTTCTTGCTCTTTTCATCATCTCCAATATCTACTGAAGCTTCTTCAACTGCTGAGACTGGTGCAACAACTGGTGGTGTTGGTGGTGGTGCAGATTTACCTCCGCCTTTAGCATAAACCATAGGTACTTCGCCTAAATATTTTTTTAATATAATCATTACTTTACCTTTACTCTTTTTTGTAAACTTTCAACAACTCTCATACATTCATCCACTTCATATAGATAAGTTGTATATAGCTCTTTACCCTTAAGCCTCTTAGTCAATAACTTAGACTCATTTGACCCAACATAATGTTCTAGTGGCATATTTAGGTCTCTAGCTACCAAACCTGCTTGGATACTCATCAAGTGTAATGACTTACTTCGTCTATGCTCTGGCTCTACATATAGATATGTATTACCAACAGTATGTGGACGTAAACCAAAGTAATTATTAATCACAAAACTTGTAAAACCTACCACTTCGTCTTGAATTATAGCTAAATATATATATGAATGTGAAGTAATAAACAAATCAATATCAACCATAGCTTCTCCGAATACTTCCTTAGAGAACTTCAGCAACATACTTTCAAGTGCATCCTTATGCGTTGGTGAGTATATTATCAACTTCATTATTATCCTCCGCTGTAGGAATTAAGTCTCTTAATAAAGAATTTATTACTTCTATCTTTCCCATAACTCTACCTCTTTCATACTCGGTACACTCTGGGTCACATAATTGCAATACGCAATCCCTATTACTGAACTTATCTCCAGCATCTTCTAGCATTTTTATAAATATATCTTTATTATCTTGAGCCATTATGTTTCCTTTAATTTGTTGTATAATACCAAAAAAGGAAACCTGATGTCAAAAGAAGTATTCTGGAATATTAAACGAAACCACAATAAATACATACAATTATGTCAAGAAAATGATAAGGATTACTGCTTAGAATGTCATAAGCCACTGAAGAAGCGATATAGTATTAGATGTTGGACTTGTAGTAGATACTTATGGCTTAATGGCTTAGAGAAAGATGGAATAGTACCATTCGGAACAGTAGGTAACCATGTAATAAACCATCAGCAATACCTACATAGAAGCTTCTTTGGTTGTAACGCACCATTAGACTACAGAGGAACCAAAGAAACCCGACTTAAAACAAAGATAGATAAACAGTCATTAGAATTAATAGCTAGAAGGTTCTCAAAGATATTACTAAACCTAAATAATGAATACTCAGATATGTATAGAGCCATAAAAGATATGAAGCCAAACATAACTAAACGAATACTCTATAATACTACTCTCCAGTATATAGCATACTATGTAGAAGAACATCATACACCATATAAATCTGAAGCTCATTTCAGTGCATCAATGATCGCTGGAGTTCATAACAGTATCCGTAGAGCCTATGTTAAACTAACTAGAGATACCAAAATAAAACCGAATCTAAGATGGAGTTATGGAGGATTGTATCATTATGGATTGTTTGAAAGTGTTGATGAATTAATGGAGGAGTTATTGGGGAAGATTAGATTTGGGTAAAGTCGATTTTTGGTCAGAAATATTTAGAAAGTCAAAAATGGGTCAAATATATTCTAGGTGTCCCCACATTGACGCACATCAAAAATCCCCCCATAGCCTTTACTCAATCACTCTCTAATATTAGACCTTGTTTGTATAAGAATTAAGAGGTCTTTGAAAAAGTACAAGAACTACTCGCTTAGTTTTTCGCCTGTTACTATTAAATTGCGAGCGGAATAAACATCGTTGATTCAAAACACAAATTAACACTCTCCATATAATTATACAATGCTATACTCATTACTTTACTAAAACTTAAACATTTAAACTAATTACAATACCATAGGAATAATTTATATAGTAAA